AGTAATCAAAATCTGTAGAAATAATACAATTATAGCCATTTTGTTCTCTCCTTATATCTATTATTTAGTTGTTTTAAAATGAGAAGACCACCATTTTACTGGTGGTCTAAAATATATAGGAGGATATGAACTCTGATGAGTTACAATTTATAGATTAATAGTTAAAGCATTCGTAGTTCATCTTTTGGAATAATAATAACTTTATTATGATGTCCAGCATTTTCTTTTGCTGCTTCGCTCTTTCGATAGTCATCAAATCTGAAAATAACTTCTTCACGTGTTATTCCATAAATATTGTCAAGTTCATCAATGAAAATATAAAGATCAGTAATTTTGTTCGAATTAGTTAGACAATCTGTCCAATGTATTCCATCATATGAGCGGCTATAACTTAACGCAACTGTATCATATCTATATTGGGTGCCTTTTAAGTCGACTTCATAGATTTTATCATTGTATTTAATTGTGACATCACTACCTAATAAATTCTTTGAGCTGTCTGTGGGATTTGTTCTATATCTGATGTGGTTATTCTTACACCATTTAATAAATGTTTCAGTAAGTTTCTGTTCTTTCTCGAGGTTTCTATAGTATGAAACATCTCTATTTTCTCTTTCGATTGCTAACATCCATTATAAACTCCTATTATAAAATTATAAGCGCATATATTAGCGCAGTCGGAAGCTTATATGTTTGAAGCAATCTACTCTAAAAGGGTATTATGATTATTTAGTTGGAATTATTTTAAAAGATATTTCTTTGCTTCTTGTGTTGGACTGGCAATGCCTTTCCTAGCAAATCTTATTCTGAGAGCAGAAAACCTAAGTATTTCACCTTCAAATTCACAAAGTCTTTCATCATGTTCTTTTGCATATGTTTTCTTATATGCTTTCTTTTGAGTTTCGTTCATTCCAATAACAGGTCGTATATTGTATGTTGGTTTCAGCTCATCAATCCAATATTGTTCTCTTTCACGAAGGTCTGATGTTTCCTCGATTATTTCGAACATAAATTTATCATTTCCATATTTGTCCATATCTTGATAAATCTTCAAATTTTGATGCTTGTGATGGAATGCAAGGCTTTTATGGCTTCTCCATCTTTGTTCGATGTCTTTGCTGCTTCCAATATAAAATTCGCCTGTTATTGTGTTTGTTATTTTGTAAACTCCTGAAATTTTATTCATAATTATATTTCTTTTCTTTGACAAAACAACATATGAGTTTTCTGTTTCAATTTGTTTTCCATCAGCAATTCTACGTTTCATTGTTCGTTCTGAAATATCAATTTTCATCATTTTAAGAGCGGCTTCAATTGTTTCAAACTTAACTTTACCTTTAAAACTACCAGTTGTTTTATCATAAATATGAGCATAAAAGTTTACATAATCAAGGCCACGAATATCTAAATTTTGTATAACAGCATTCTGTAAAACATTATAGCGGAATTGCTGTATTTTAGTAAGTGGTTTTGAGTTTAATTCCATCTTTCTAATAATGAAGTCTGTATAGTTAATCCAAACAATTGGTAATATGTTCAAATCAACAGCAACTTTACCTTCTGATGAAATATATGAATTGATGAGAGCTTTTCCATCAATTTCATAAATACATTCTTTAGTAATTAAACAAATATTTGGCATGAAACTTTTGTATTTTGAAAGTGACATTTTCTCAACATAGTCTGCTCTCAATGAAACGTAATTTCTTGATGAAATGTCATTTTCTTTAACATATGCCATTTCTTGTTCATTGCCCAATAAAAGATAATTTTGGCAAGAATTACGCTTATAAACATAAAATGATGAATAGCCGTTTTCTGCTGTTCTTCTGTAATTTTCAAAAGAGATGTCTTCTGATTTTGGTTTCATTCCACAAACTGTGAATAATTGTGGGACGAAGTCTTCACTATCCATGAAGAACTTAATGATGTGTGTGAGATTTGTTCTGAAAAGATTTGTTTCGTAATTCATAAAGCGGTTTCCTCCGGTTAGGCTGTTCGATTGGGAGCTCCAACAACCTAACCGAATTCAGCCGTTAAATAATTAGTAGAAAATTATATAGAGCAAAGTAATTTTGCTTTATATACATTTAGTATAAACTCAGAAAATAGATTAATAATTTTCCCATATCTTTGTTGTTCATTTATTATAAGAACCGGTTTGTCCGGTCTAATAAAAGATAATATATATATATTAATTAATTAATTATATATAATCTTTTATTAGACCGGACAAAATGTCCGTAGTCCTATAATAAATAAAGAATGGAAATATAATATAATTTTATCAAGACTATTTAATCTAAAACAATGCAGATGCACCAAACATCTGCACAAATGATTTAGTAAAATGGCCCCTCAATTTAAGGGGCCATCATTTGGCATTAGTTGAAAAGTTTAGCAAGTTCTTTGCCTTTATTTCCAACTTTGTTCATAAAGTCATAGTCAACATTATCACCAAAACCAAATAATTCAACAAACTCACCACATGTATTCTCTTCATCGTCATCCCACATTTGGCAGCAATCATTTTCCCAAGGATTATAGTATTCATTCCACCAAGCTGTATAATAACTATCGCTCTGAACATTTTCAAGAAATGAACGATAGTCGCCAGAAACATAATATCCGCATTCAATTTCAGCAAGATAGCTGTTGAACTCTTTCTTATAATTGTGAACAGAAACACATGTCATTGACCATTTATTATTTCTTTCACTGAAATCAAACATAAAGTCAAGTTTGCGGCCATTAACAGTTCTTGTCATAAATTTTGTGTTTCTCATAATTCGTAACCTCTTTATTGTTTTATTTATGTATGTATCATATATGGAAAATTTCCAAAATGTTCAAAATAATTTCAACTAACTAAATCATAAGGAGAAAATAGATAAATGAAAATTGTAAAGTCTATGATTAAAGAAACACAAACAATTGTTAAAGCAGCTGAAGTATTCGACCGCTTTCTTTCTTTGTATCAAGGAAAGATTGTTCAAATTTCTGGGCCGTACATTTCACTTGTTGAAGGACGCTCAAGTTTACCAGACTATATTGTTTCTGGTTCGATTATTATTGAAGAAGGAGAGAAAACCACTACAATATGTGATAAATTGATAACAGGTGTAAATACTACAGGAGTGAAACTTAATGGCTAAAATGTCAAGACTACAGAAAGCTAAACGTTCTTTCCGCAATTCTAAGAAATGGAAAGACTTTAGACATAAAATTCATATTAAACAAGGCGGTATTGACCCAATCACACAAAAGAAACTTTATAAAGGTTGTAATTTACATCATCGTCATGTTACAGCTAATGAAGAAGAATACGGTGATATCAGCAATGAAGACGACTATGTAATGTTGAACAAAAGTATTCATCAAATGCTTCATGAAATTTACAGATATTGGAAGAATGACCATTCTATTTTAGATAGAATTGAGGAGGAATTGCGACTATGGCACTAATGCCACTTGAATCAAATTATGGACCAAATATTTTGGAAAAGCTTGATGGATTAGATAACAATCTAAATGAACTAAATAAAATATTGAAAAGACTTTTGGAGGAAATTAAGAATGGGAAAACGGGTATGGCAAGTGTATGCACGAACAAACGAGGGTAACATCAATTATACAGTTTATGCAGCTTCAGAAGAAGAAGCACTAAAAGAAGCAAAGACTGTGCCATTAGTTGACCAGTTCGGTGAAGAATACACAGGGTTCAGAACAATACAATCAGTAGAGTAATAGAGGAAAAGGAAAATGAAAGAAAATTATCAGCAAATGGCTAAAGAATTATTTGGTAATTCATGCTATCTATATGCTCTCGCCTACATGAAAGGTTTGAGACAATTTAAGGAAATGACGAAACAAGTTCTTGAATGGTGGTATGCAGGCTACTGTGATGAAAGCGGATATGTTAATTCACCACATAAATGTTTAGGCGCAAAGGATGTAAGAATAACTAAAATCAACAAAATTACAGATATTCCACAAGAACCAACTATTATTGAGATGAAATGCCCAAGTGGTGGAAGCCATTTCATTGTAGGTAAAAGAACATCAAATAATGCGGTTGACTTGATATTTGACCCAGCTGGAGTTTCCAATAGCTGGAAAGCACAAAACTTTGTAAGTTATAGGAGTTTTGTGTAATAATGACAGACTATGAAAGTGACAGGTTCTGTACTTATGAATGTGAATAAACTATTACAATAAAGAGGAGATAAGATAAATGGATTTTGGAATGGCAATTATTGCTCTAAAGCATGGAAAAGCTGTGGCAAGAACAGGTTGGAACGGCAAAGGAATGTTTCTTACTTTACAGCAAGGTTCTGTTGTTGATGGTAAAGATATGCGTAATGAGTCAGCAAGATTTTATTATGGAGATAACAAGGTTACAATCAACCCTCACATTGATATGAAGGCTGCTGATGGCACATATGTTGTAGGCTGGCTTGCTTCACAAACTGATATGTTAGCTGAAGATTGGGAGATTGTTGAGCCTAATCCTTTAGCTAAAGATTTTCATATTAGATGATATAGGAGATAAAACTGTGGAAATTCATAACAGTTTGGACAAGAAAACGGCAGACTATGAACTTGTAAAGAATAAAGATTACACAGCAATATTCAAGAAATTCCGGCCACTCATGATGAAATACTACCAAAGAATGATTGTTGTTTCAAAATGTGGTTATGAAGATTTTGATGAATTTGCTGATGATTTCTATCCTGAAATGGTAAAAGCAGTTGATGCTGTCAAATTAGAAAGAATTAAGGACCCTAACAGATACGGCATCTATCAGCAGCTCGCTTTCTATCTGCAAAACTTCACAACACGTAAGCTTAGTAAATACTTACGAGATAAGAAATTTAATTCTCAGATTGAAGAAGACTATGACGCCCCATATAATGACACAGCAAATGAGAACACAGAAAGACTTGAGTCTTTTAATACTGTTTATACTAATTATCTAAACGACAAC